GAACAGCTCATCGAAGCTGACTTCCCCATCACAGACAAAACTTTCATCAGGACTGACTGGCAGCTTCAGCGCTATGCCCAGTTCATCCGCCTGATGGAAAGCATCAAGCCCAGCCTGGTCGTCATCGACTCCCTGATTGGCTGCTCCGGTGGGCGGGGCTTTGACGAAAACAAATCTGATTTCGCCACGCCCCTTTACTGGCTCACCAAAAACAATGGCGAGCTGTTCCATGCCACCACCATCCTGATTATTCACCACGCCAATAAGAACGGTGGCTTCCGTGGCACCTCAGCCATCCGTGACGCTGTGGACGAAACGTGGTCTCTCAAACGCACAGACCCCCAGGACAAGGGTCCGAAGCTTCAGAGCCATGAACGCCTCATCGAAATCGAGAAGAGCCGCTCTGGGCGCTCTGGGACGCATCTGGTGCTTGGCCAGAACCAAGATCTTGATTTCTACATTGCCGACTTCACGCCCGAGATCGATCCAGACGACACCACCCCCTCCTCAGTTCTTGGCCGTGTCCTCAGCAGGCTGCGGATTGCCTACCCAGAAACACGCACCAAAAACGATCTGGTCTGTGACTCCCTTGTGTCAGGCACTGCCTCTGCAATCAAGAAGGCGCTCCAACGCCTGGAAGACCGGAACCTAATCGTCTCGAACGTCCCAGAAGGTTCTCGTTCCAAACACTATCTTGCTGTTCTCGCGTGTGGAGAGGGTAAGAAGGCTGTCCCCTTTGGTACGGATACCAGTGATAGTGCGGCTTTTGGTACGGGACAAGAGGTGGGGGACATGCCCCTCTGTCCCCCTTTGATGGATGGAGCGGTTGAGATTGAACTCACCGACCAAGAACGGGGACAACTGTAATTGTCCCTACCCCCTGTCCCCAAGCACATCCCTTGGTGCGCCTAGGGTTTGAGCGATTGGGGACAGTTTTTACATCTATACGCGCGAGGCATGAACTGGACTGAAATCCTTAGAAACGGCGGCGTCTCTGATTCTCCGGGCTACCAAGAGACAGTGGCCAGCTTTGTGGAGCGCCCATACAAAAAGCCCAACCGCAAGGCCAAACCTCCCAAGAGCAAGACCAAGAAAAAAGCCAAATAACCTGCTACACTTTGCCCCGTCTACATTGCTACTCGATTAATTCAGCATGAAGAGAGTCTCAACATTTCTGCCAGAAGACCAAGTTAAGCGCTTGGATTTTGAAGCCAAACAAGCTGGTAAACAGCGTTCAGAGTTGATTCGCGATCGGTTGCTTTCAAAAGAACCAACCCCAGTACTTCCAGGCGCAATAACTACTTATGATTTTCACCAGACTGTTGCAAAAATTCGTCGCCGCCATCACTCTAACCTTGATCGAATACAGACTGAAGTCCTTGTCGCAGCAGTCCTTGTCGAGTTTCAAAAGCTTACCCAACGTGACCAAAAAAACTAACTTCTACTTCGTCCACGTTGCTGAAAAGGACGACCTCATGCCCTTAGCGATCACTCGCTATACGTCCTATGACGACAACGACAAAGTTCTCAACGTAGAGCAGGTTATTTATGAAAATGACCTCTTCTACCTTGAGACAGAAGTTGCTATCGCTTTACAGCATGGTGTTGACGTAAGTCTTATGACTTGCGAGCCTTTTTCTCATTTTCCAAGCATAGGAAAACTAATCGAGCAAGCTCATGGCTAACCTTTTCAAGATCTACAGGCAGTCCAACGCATGGGCTGTCGTTGAAGCCTCAAACCAGATAACGTTCCACCGAACCCTTCCTATGGCGATGGACTATGCAGCAGCCCAAAACCGGAAGACAGCTGATTTTGGAGCGTCTAAACGAAGCCATCAGGATGGCAACAACTGCTGATCTGCAACGAGCTGCAATCTTCTTGGAAGGAGCCAAGCAAGTTAGAGCTGGCTCTAAAAGACAACGCGCTTATTCGCGCCAAGAGCAGGCAACTTCTTGGAAAAAGAAAGTTGACAGCTCCATAACATGGTAACGTTGGTGTACTACAGGATCAAACATGAGTGGCACGCACGGTTATCGCGTTTACGTTCAAGTCTTACTCGAACCGTTTCGTGGCGAACTTTTCAGTAGAGAGGCCAAAGAAGCAGGCGTGAAACCCTCCGCCTGGATGCGCCAAATAATCTACAACTACCTTCAGGAAAAGTATCCCGATGAATACCCTGAAGCAGAAATCAAAGATGCTGCCAAATGGCAGGAAGCTGTCAAAGCTCGCGTTGAAGGCAGAGCTTTACAAAAAAGACTGAGACCCAAGGCTGAATAAATATTTGAGGCATCATGCGGGCTCTAAAGCGAAAGCTTGAGCAGGGGTTTGGACGCTCCTAGAAGCCGCTTCGTGTAAGTCCTCTTAATCACAAATACGCTGCACATCCAGCTCAGCCACACGCCCCACAGCCTGCTTAAGCAGCTTTGAATAATGCCAGTTTTGCCTGGTCAAAGCACTACACAGCTGCTGGAGCGTATGAAGATCTTCTGTCTCGCCAATCCTCCGAACTTGACGTTCCAGATTCAACTCCTCTTCAAGGGTCTGTTTGACAACCATCCAGTCCGCCCAGGCCATCGGTTTGCTCCAAAGATTGCAATATTTTGCGCTCCTCGGAGTAAGGAGCCCTTGCACGCATGTAATCATGTACCCCCTGCATTAGCCAGTCGGGCGGCCAGCAGTTGTTCCAGTTCACAGGTTCAATACAAGACATGACCACAGTCGTCCAAAATGCGACCAGATATGACCAAAGCCAATACAAGTTCATTGCACTGGCTCTGGATCTGGCGGTATATCCACCTCGACCTCTTCAATCCATTGACGCAACGCTGCGCCAGTGCTGGTGTATTTAGGCCACTTCACAGCCTTCAGCAGCTCTTCCCGCGTTAAACAGATATAGCTCTTGTTCGGTTCCCAGACCAAATAACTAGGTGGCCCTTCGCGCGGGTGGCGATAACGAATAATCAAACAATTTGATCGCTTGAACTCTTTTGAAACGGGCATGTGATCAGATTCTGTGTACCGTTGGATTTCCCTCTTTCATAAGCGGGTCAGTCAGGCTTGCAGGGGCGTCCGGCCTGCTAATTAGCTCATGGCGCGAGAACCATGCGCAGCGCCCCAATCATTCACTCATCGTCAACAAGGATTATCCAGCCTGAGCCTGGGCCTTCGACTTGCCAACGCTGCTTGAACGTTCTACGCGGCACCCTGACATTTTTGCCGCCATAACGGTTTGGGTGCCCACCGCGCTCAATGTCTGGAGCGCCCATTGGGTCGTGCATCACCCACTGCGCGTCACCAGTTGACTCAGTGCCTTCAAATCCCACAATTACGCTCCAATGCCCGCAATTCAGCGAACTGCAAACTGGTGGTTCGCCGCGAAGCATATTGCCTTTATGCAGCCACCCGGCAAGAACAGGACGACCGCTAGCAATCTCTGCTTCAACTAATGCTCCATCAGCGTCATTCCTGAACTCGGCGTTTAGCCCAATCTCTCTCAATGTCCTCACCTGGGCGTTTATGTCTGTCGTGTCGCCAAACCTCTTGCGTATTTCCCCATACTCTTCGACGCTTTTCACCTTGTCGTACATAAGAGCCAACATTGCCGCTGATGCGTCTAAACATCGTCGATACCCCTTGTACTTGAAATCCAGTTGATGAACATAAGGAACAACTGCCTTTTGAGCAATCCCGCTAGCTTTCCACGCCTCGAACCAAGCGGCATCCTCAGCTAACAATTCTTGTGGCAGAGCATCTTCTAACTCTTTGACTGCTGCTGCTTGATGGGGCGTTCCACGGAAAAACTCGAAGAACGGCAAGAGTGCTAGCGCCATCAGGGTCTTAAGGCGAGGCGTCATCGAGCCAATCCTGCCGTGGCGCAACTGTTGCTGCCATCCATGTATCCAGTTAAATACATGAACCCCAGAGCTGACATAGAAATCCCCGGAACTAAAAGCGTCACGGCAAGTGCAAATGCAAAAATAACGCGCTTGCGAATCATCCAGGAGTCACCGGCGGGAACAGGTTCTTCTCTAAAAACGCTGCAATAGAATCATCCACTGTGTTATCAGAGCGTTTTGCGTATGCCTTGATCAGATCTACAACCAGCCGCTTCAAACTTTCAGACCGCAAAAACCGAAAAAGGATTGGCTTGAAAATCAAGAACATTTGAGTTCTCCAACTATTGAAAGTCTAGTTTCTGTTTGCGTGACCCTCAAGCCTTGCTACTGCCTGCTCTAAATCTCCTAATCGCGCAAACACCTCCTGATTGACGCTTCGGATGTCTGTATGCAAAACGTCCAGTTGACGGCTGAGGTTATCCACAGAGGCGGTTAGACGTACTAAAGAGTCCCTTCCTTGCTGGCTTTGCTGCCTCAAGCCTGTAACGCCAAGCCCAGCCACCGTGATTGACGCACCAGCTGCAGCAGCCCAAACTTCAACCATGCTTCGACCTTGGCACTGACTCCATCATGGCAGAACCGCAAGAAATTCAAGAAAAGGAAGGCGTTGCAATCGCTGACCTTGTGAAATGCGCTGTTTTGGTATGGAGCGCAACATTACTGACTGTTTCTTATCTGGGTTTATTTCCTCAGATGAAAATGGACAACACGTTCGTGGCTAGTTTGCTTACAGGGGCGATGGCCTCTTTTGGTATTGAGCGCAAGACTGCTAACCAGCAGAAAAAACAGCCACCTAAGATTGACTCAAAGGAGCCACCAAAATGAAGCACTTCCTGCCTTTGGTTACGTTGCTGGCTTTTGGCCCAGCAGCACACGCTGATCTAAATCACAAAATTCAAAGCAGTGTTTCGCTCCAAGTTGGTGGAGCGATGACAACTGCAGAACGCATTGGAAGTTCGTTCAGTATTTCAGGGAGTGGCGTTGATACAACTGATGGCACCACAGCAAACACCATCTCAGCAGGCACAATCACCTCTGGTGTTTACGCTCCAGGCACAATTGCTGTGACACAAGACACACCTGGTAACGCTTTCAGCTTTAGTCAGTCATATACGCAAGGTGACGCCGTTCCAACATCAGCCGTCACTGCAGGCACAGTGCCCAACTTCTCAAGCATTCAATCCACAGCCTCAGGAACTGCAGGTGATTTAGCGGGCACCGTCAGTTCAGCAGGGGCACTCACAATCACAGCAGGGGGTGCCAACACTCTTGGCATTGGCCAGTTCGTGACTGAACTCACCATTGACTGATGCGTGTTCTGTTTCTGCTGTTGTGCGGACTAATAGGCGAAGCGTTTGCTTTTGCTCAGCCAGCACAATCCGTTCCAGTAGTGCCCAATTTTTCAACTGGTTCGATGACCAGTCACACAGAAACAAGCAGTAAGGTCACTGAAACAATTGTCAGCGAGTCATACGGCACAGGCTGGCAATACTCTGTCAGTGGCACCAACATTGAACCCGTAAATGGAGCAAGCCTTACGCCAGGCACAACAACAGTAAATGGATGGTCAGCCCTAGACGTCAACAACAAGCCAAGCTGGAAAATCACCAATCCCGGTGGCGCGTTTCAGTTTGTCGAAACGTATTCAGGGCCAGGGCTCAGCAATGTGACAACCATCCAGCGGGTCACCGAAATCGAGCAAATTACAGACACTATTTCTACCTTCTCGCAGTAGCCCTAGCGTCACCAGCTAACGCTGAAACAATCGGTGGCGTCTCTGCTACCGCCGCTCCAACAGCAACCAGTTCTGGCAGCGTCACAAATCAAGCGGTAATGATTGCGCCTAGCGCAGCATTCCAAAACACCTACGGCAACGGCATTCAATGCCAAGGCCCCACACTTACCGTCACCCCTTATGTCAACAGGTCGAAAAGCTGGCAACTTCCGTATGTGGATTACTTTCCTGATCCCGTATACGATCTTTCTGATCTTGATGAGGATGGGGTACT